GTAGGACACGCTACCTCGGAGTCGGGTTGGGTCTTACGTGCCTGTCCCAATCCCATTTGCAAGCCAACATTACTGTGGTGCGTCACCCCATCCGAATTAGTCACCGCGTTTGCTCCCGTTTAATGCGCTTCGGCATTCCTTCGGACTGCATTCTGCGTTGCAGCGGCGACATGTCCTCTTCCTTCGTTGGCTCTGGATGCTGCTCTTTGTGCCGAAGGAAGGCGTCGCGAACGTCGCCGCCCTTATGGATGTGCAATGGGGCGGGAAGAATAAACGGCAACAGATCATCGTGACGCCGTGGGTCGGCATTTGCCGCGTCGCTGGCGTTGTCGAGAGCCTTGATGATGGCCGGGTCTTCCGGGTCAGGGCAGTGCTCGGCCATATTGCCTATAACCTGATAAAGTTCGGCACAATCACGGCGCAGCCGCTCGATCTCGTCGGCGGCCTCATGCAGAAAGTCCTTGGGATGAAACCTAGCGGCGTTTTCGCGCAGCCGCTCTACTATGTCAGCCATCGGCGCGGTCTCCCGTGGGAAGCGCTGCCGGGAGAACGCGACTCTCCTTAGCCAAGCGTGGAAAAGACGCCAGCGATTTAAGAGCGCAGAGGCGCTCCACGGCAGATTCGGTCATCAGTCAGCCCCCTTATCTGCGGATAGTGCGGCGGGCTCAACTGTGATGAACACACACGTAGGCAGAATGGCATCCACAACTGCCAGTTGACCGGGCTTAAGCTGACCGCAGAGCATGGTTTCCTTGCCCGTCCTTGGGTTCACAAGGATCAATTCAAATGTGCCGTCTTGAAACCCGGCGAAGCCCATGCGGATTGTTTCAGTCATGCGTCACCGGACTTATGGGATGTTAGCGCGGCCATCGGGTTACATCGCCGGGGAGGAAACGAACGATGGCGATCAGCATTGCCAGCGCGCACACGCCAAGGAATGCGAGCCCTCCTATTTCCCCGAGTGTCATTAGGCGGCTCCTTTGGTCGGTGTGTGTGTCAGTCGTTCGCGGTCCATTACGTCATCAAAGGTTTTGCTCGCCGACTGTGACCCATCCAGCCAGCCTTGAATTTTCGCTGTCTTGATATAGGTGGCGAACAGGTGGATGGCTTTATCGCGATCCACCGTGCGGATCAGGTCCACAATAGTATCGATCTCATCTGGCTTCATGTTTCGCCTCCTTTATTCGTGCTAAGCGCGGTCATGATTGCCCGCCCGATGATTTCCGGGATTTGCGGGACGACGGCGTTGCCGAGACCTTCAATTCGGTCCAGCCCATCGGGAACCCCATAAGCCATTCGACCCACGTCGGGTTCAACCCGCCACGCTTCCCCGAGCTCGCCCCCTCGGCAATGCCAACCGATCGCGGCAGGGATGATTGCTGGCGCCCAGGCGCGTTCGATATGCCCGCCTTGAAGTCGCCCGCGTTCGGCGTCGGCCACATCCGAACCGCGCCACCCAAGGTCGTTCCGCGCTTCTTGTGTCCCGCCGCTGCTCCTCGGCCCGCAACCTGATCGTTGTCCTGACTGGTTGGCGTCGGCCAAAGGCCCCGCTCCGCTGCCTGGACTTGCAAACTCAAGTCGGTCAGCGAAATCCCCATGCTGTGGCCGCGCGCCACGCTCTCCCTCTTGCGATCGAGGAAGCGTTCCGGGGTGCCGCCCGCTGGTTGCGCAACCGGGGTAGCCCACAATCCAGATACGGTCGCGTCGGTGGCGAGCGCCAATGGCGGACGCTGGTACGCAGTCCCACTCCGCATCGTACCGGAGCGCGGCCAAATCTCCGAGAACTCGGCCAAGCCCCCGACCAAGCAGCGCTGCGACGTTCTCCACGATGACGTAGCGGGGTCGAAGTTCGCCAATAAGTCTGGCGTACTCTGCCCAGAGGCCGCTGCGCGTGCCATCAATTCCAGCACCCCGGCCGGCCGAGCTGATGTCCTGGCATGGAAACCCGCCGCAGATGACATCGGCAGTAATTCCATCTGCCCGGAGCCGATTGGCGGTGAGCCCTCTAACGTCGGGGTAGCAGGGAACGTGCGGCCATCGCTCAGCAAGGACGCGTCTGGCGAACGGTTTGACCTCACAGAACGCGACGGTTCGCATTCCGGCCCGCTCGAGCCCGAGGCTGAACCCGCCGATCCCGCTGAAGAGGTCGAGGACATTCACGTCTCACCGCGTTTAGATGTGGGAACGTTGTTCGTGCTTAGTGCGGTCATCGCTCACCTACACGCCATGTCGAGTGCCCTAGCCATTTGCCAAAAAGATAGGGCAATAAGCGGCGCCCCAACCGTTAGCGGCCATGTCCAATACGGACATCGGTCGCCGTACCACCGTCGAAAGAATGTTCTCATCAGTTATCCCCGTCACCGCCTTCAGATGTGATAAGCGCGGCGACACGCTCTCGAAACTCAGCGATCTGGCTGTTCTTTATCTCGCGATCTTCCGTCAATTCCAGGATCATCGTATTTTGTCGCTCGATCTCGCGCTTCAGTCGCGCGATTTCATCTGCGGCATCATCCATAACCATGATCTCTCACCTCGTTGTCTCCCGTGTAGATGTGGACAGCGCGGCCGTCACCGGAGCGTTGACCTGAGTGAGCCACGCAAGGAAATCCCTGCAAGCAGCCTCGTCGTAGAAATACAGGACGACGCCGCGTCTATCGGCGGCGTGCCTTGTTTCGTCGGCGGCGTCGCGGTCACCCAACCAATGGGCTGCGGTCGGCCGAAAGGGGACTGGAGGGTTCTCGCTCACCGCGTTTGCTCCCGTTCAAAAGAAGTAGGGGTGCCGAGCGTAGGACACGCTACCTCGGAGTCGGGTTGGGTCTTACGTGCCTGTCCCAATCCCATTTGCAAGCCAACATTACTGTGGTGCGTCACCCCATCCGAATTAGTCACCGCGTTTGCTCCCGTATATCGCGGCGCTCGGCCGCCTCGATCAGTGCCCCCGGTAATCTCCGCGTCACGATAAACTCGCATAGCTTGTCCACATCCTCGCTGCGCAGGACGAGTTCGGCAGTCGTTCCATAGGTGATGGTGTGCGGCGCAAACGCATAGCGGAGCGCCATGCGGAGACGTTTCCAGATGTGGAAGTGATCCAGCCTCACGGACAGATACCAATCGTCATGCTCGCCCTTGAGATTGTTGCCGCGCGTGTCGTCGGGCTCGTGGATCAAAAAGGCAGTGTGGTCTGAATGCCCGCAAGCGCAGCGCAACATGATCTCGTTGTCGGGTACGTTCACCGGCATCACTCGCCGCCTTTATGGATGTTTAACGCGCTCATCCGAACCACCCAACCGAGGCCAAGGCGTCGGCCTTATCGCCTTCGTGTCGATCAGCCTCTAGCCACCCTTCGGCCCAGCGGGACCAATCCTCGGATGGCTTGCGGTACGGGTTGGCCTCGATTGGCTCCTCGCATTGGTGAGCACGGAAGCCTTCGCGATATGCGTCTGCGGGGTGCGCACTCATGCGGGCGGGTCCGCGAGGGCGGCGCGTTCGATTGAGCGCCCGCAGAGGACACAAACGTCCCGAACGTAGACCTCGCTTTTTGTGAGCGTTCTGATTGCCGTGTTGATCTCGTCGGCAAAAACCATCCCCTCAGATAGGGCGGCGACGATCTCCGGGGTCACGAACTTGGCATCGGCAAGCGTTTCGTACCGTGCCTCAAACCGACATGACCGGAACCACGAGTTGGCGCGCGGACACTCACCCATCGCTGCCTCCAGTCGCGAGACATGCCGTGCACGTCACGGCGTCGTCAGCCTCGACTGGGTGGAACGATTTATTCGCAGGGACATCACGCTTGCAGAGCGTCCAGATCAGTGGAGGCATTCCGCGATGAACGTGCGCGCCTTCGCAGGCGTGAACGAGGCTGTGTCTGTCGCGCCAGCGAATAGACTTCCCCAAAATATCGCGGAAGGTGTCGCCGGCGGGTGCTGTGGTGCTCATTGATCCCTCTCGCTCGCTAGTTATCGAAATCCCCGGCTTTGAAGTTTCCGGCCAGTCGGCCAGCGTGATCGCTTTTGCTCCGGCGCGGGCTCGCCCTGGTGCTTGGCGAGAAGGCGGCGCGAGGCTTCGGCGGTGACGCGAGCGAGGCGCTTGACCTTCGCTATGGTCGGAACGTCACGCTTCGCTGTAATGGCCTTGTGCGTCGTGCGCAGGATGATGCGTAGATTTGAGAACCGATCCGATCCGCCGAGCGCCTTCGGCACCGGCTCGTGATGGCAGTCGACCAGCGAAAGGACTTGATCCTCGTGCATGAGCAACTGGTGCTCGTGCGGAATGTCGATCAGCTCGCAGACCAGCGCCGCGAGCTTCGTCCGGTCGCTGATGTGGGCGCGCGCCGTCATGCTATCCGGCCCGCATGATGTCTTCGGGGATCGGCGCCGGTGCGGCTTCCTCTCGATCGTCTATAAATTTGATGCTGTGGTTCGCTCCAAAGGCCTTGATGAGTTCGATTAGATCGCTCATTTCCTGCTTCGATAATTTGGAGGACGAGCGGCCGAGGTTGACAAATCCATTACCGTCGAGATTGGGCACTACACGAAGCTCGCGCTTCAGGGCGTCGAGAAAGATGAGTTTCCAGTCATCCGGCGTAAGTTTGACACCGTGCCACGGTAGTTCGCGCGCGATGTCCGTCAGGTGGCTCCAAAGGATGTCATTCTGCGGGAGCGTGCGCTTGGCGGCCTTGAGTTCGAGGCGCGTGCCAGACGGTGCCTGCTCGATGTAGCGCAGGGCTCGTGCCTTATCGGCGCTCGAGTTGAGCGTGATCAAATGCCGAGACATTTTCTTTCCTTCCAAATTCGCAGCATTCGCTCCCGACAGTTTGCAAGAAACTTGGGAGCGTTGTGGTTTTCGATCTTTGTCCCCCACGCTAAGTTTGCTGCCGCATTGTTGGTTCTTGTCTCATCAAGATGCATGCATTGATGCGACGGGCTCGGGCGTGGACCGTGAAATGTCTCGCAAATGAGATTTGCTACTAGGCGTTTCCCGTTATTGACTGATTGTCTGTGCCGTTGACTCTTTGGGTCTTGGTAACCAAAGGTTGGTGGCACGGATTGTCCGGACCGCGTTCCGCCATTGGGCATTCTTTGCGGCCCAGCAAGCTTTCTCACGCGGCCAATACTGGAAGCTTCCCATCCCGGCGCAGAGGGTATGGGTTTCCATATTTCGCGGCTCATGCGGCGACCCTCTCGCGCAGCGCATCTCTGTGCTCGATGTAGAGGCCGCGAAAGATCGCCTGCCAGTCGTTCGGGAATGACGCGACGCGATTTGCGTTCCGCTCGCCCCAACTCTGCAACTGCTTGATGGTCTCGGTGGCCCGCATTTCCTTTTGCGCGGCCTCGAAATCGGCCCTCGCCTTCGCCTTCGGAAGCTGGTCAATGCCGGGATCGCCGTTCGGAATGTTGTCTACCGGCTGACCCTGTTCGTCGTATTCGATATCGGGGACAATATCCGCGGGGCGCGTGACATGAGGGTTCGGGCGCTTGAAGTCGTCCGCCTCGTCCTCGGAATAGAGTGCGCCGTGCGCCTGTAGCAGTTTGAGGATAACGCGATCCTTTGCGCGCTTCTCAGCCATCGCCAGCGGGTATTGGTTTTTGTTGTTGTAGGGCGCAGCCTCGCCAGTCGCCCATTCCAGCCGGTCGCCCAAGCTGGCGAACACCACGAGGCCGACGGTCTTGTTGCCAAGGTCGCTTTGCACCACGGTCGGATGATCGAACTTGACGCCCAACGTCGAGGCGACGCGCTCCAGCGCCTTGTGCTTCACCGCATAGGCGTTGCCCTGCGGGATTTTCCACACCTCATCGAATCCGACGGAAAACTTGGCCATGAAGTCGGAGATTTCTTTTGGGAGCGCTGACATCACGCCGCCTCCCGCGCTTTGAGGTGCGACCACATTAAGTTGGCAGCGAGCACCGCATCAGCGATCTCGCCAGAGTCCTGCACTGCCATGTCGCGAAAGTCGGGCGACCGCGCCATATCGCAAATGTTCTTCGTTGCCTCACGGAAGGAATAGAGCGCCATTCCCCACGCGCGTTCCGGGTCGATCTTCTGGACTGCACTCATGACTTACTCCCCTGCTGGCGGATTTCGCGGCGTAGCTGCGCCGTGGTGGCGCGGACGAGCTTTGCTTCGATGTCTCGGTATCCCTGGTGGCGCTTCCGGCGCAGTGCTACGCGGATGATGAGGCGTTCCCGGCGGGTCATAGCGACACCGCCAGAAACAGGGCAGCGCCAGCAACCACGATCAGAACAACGATCACCTCGGCGATGACGGCGGGGAGGATGACGCGCATGGCTCACTCCGCTGCCATGAGTGAGCCGCCCGCGCGCTTGCGTTCCTCTGCAAGCTGCAGCGCGTTCCAGTAGCGGCGGCGCATGTCGGCGGCCTCCCAATTGTTGGCGAGGCTTCCGAACTGGTAGCGGGTGTAGTGGAAGCGCAGGATGTGGGTGTCGTACTTGTGCAGGCGGGCGACTTGCTCGGCCTCGGCCTGATAGGCGGCATCGCGCTCGCGGATGCGCTGTTGGTACTCACGGACGTCGGCGAGGGCTTCGGACAGGTCGGACATGGCGCGCTCCTATTCGGATGGTTAGTATCTCTAAACAAACGGAACGCAAACGTCAAGCAATACTAACCACAGGGGATAAATTTTTTTGGGGCGGCAGACTCAGCGGGACCGGGGGTCCATTATCAATTTGACGGCCGATGCCCATTCGACAACGGCATCCACGATGGGCTCTCCGTGTTCGGACACCAGCCTGTAGAGACCGTTCGGCTGGCTTTCCAGCTTCTTGATGACGGTTCGGCCGTCGGCCAGCCGGATCACGCAGACCCGGCCTATCAGATCGGGTGTGACTGGCATCCTGGTATCGTCAAAGAACACGATCCAGCGGTCGTAGATGGCGCCCATGCTCTTGCCGCGGATTTCGAGGGCGCGGGTCTGCTCGTTCGCCGTGTCGATCGGGTCGACGTAATCTAACTCATCGTCAATCAAGGGCAAATACTCTGCCTCGGCCCCGCCGCGTACGTAGCCGAGGAGGGGGGTGCCGCGCGGCTTCGGCGGCGCCCCCTCGTCATCCTCGTCGGGCATGAACCTGCCCCGGTTTAACGCCAGCCACTCGTGGTTGACCCCTGTCTCTTTAGCGAGCGCCCGCAGGTTTTCGGGCGTGGGTTCGGTGCCTTCGGGGCTGACCCATTGCGAAACCGCGCTACGGGTCACGCCCACGGCTCGGCCGATCTCGGTGTATGTTTTTTCGGCATGCGTAATGGCCCGCTTGATACGGGTCGCCATCCGATTGTGGGGCTTGGCTTTCCTCGCCATCGCTCAATTCTGGTGGACGGCCGCTTCGGCCGCCACGTCAGTATCGCTTGACAATGGCCGGATCATAGGTTAGCGATACTAACCATGAGCAAAACAGCCCATTCCGCGCGAGATCGCGCCGTCAAGGAAGCCGGCGGCCCGACAAGGCTTGCTGAAAAGGTCGGCGTTACCCGGTCGGCGGTGTCTCAATGGCGGCGCGTTCCAGCCGAGCGCGTGCTGGACGTGGAGCGCGCAACCGGCGTTTCCCGCCACGAATTGCGGCCGGACATCTACCCGGCGCCCGCCGTGGCCGCCGCATGACCGCGCTACTGAACGATGGGCGTTCCGGGTGGGCCAAACACCAGCGCCGGCCCTATCGCCGCCAGTGCCTTGCCGATAGCGTCCGGCATGGTGCTGCAGGGCATTGTCAACATCTCGTGCGGCTGATTGTACACGCGCCGGGTGACACCCCCGGATTCCGAGATCTCGTTGCAGTAGAACGTGATCTGGAGGTGGTCGCCTACACAGCGGATTGTGTGCACCCCCGTCACAAATCGAGTCAATGCGACCGGGACTTCCCCGTGCGCATTGGTTGGCGCGTAGCACCCCATTTCCGACTCCCCCTTCACAATTCCTCATTGCCCAAGAGTAATTTTCAGAAATGTCGACACAATGTAAATAGGGCCAGTATCCGACGTAAGGATTATAACCAGCGTTATATTTGTTCGTTAGGCCTGCGCGACGGGCTGTTCCATTACGGAACATTTTCAAAATTAAAAATGAGACCGTTTGCCCCGCTGTCGCAGCGTCAAGGCGCGCAACTGATCCATCTCGTAGCTCTCGATGCGCCGCGCCATGCCCCGCCAGACGTCCTCGGTGCGGGTGTAGGACCAGCCAAGAGCCTTGGCCGCGCGGGCCATGCAGACCGTCACGGTGTCGCTCATGCCGCGCGGCTCGGCCGCAAGGCGTACAAGCCTTGCCGCCTCCTCGCGCGCAGCCACGCGCAGCACCTCGATGCGATCCCATCGCCCCACCGCCATGCTCTTTCATTTGTCACGCCGGAATTTCGATGTCCGGGAAAAGTTCTCTTAGATCTCGAAAGGACAACGGCATGAGCAACACGTCCGTCTTTCTCGCCAGTTTCTTCGCTGCTGGCTTCGCCGTGTGGCTCTTGATGGTGCTCCCGCACAAGATCGATTGCTGGTTGCGCGTGCGCCGCCGGGTCCGTGACAGTCAGCCCGCCAAGGTGAGCACCACCGTCACCACGGCGAAGGCAGCGATAAAGCCGCCGGCAAACAGCAACCAGCGCATCATTTCCGTGCGTCCATTCGTGATGCTGGAAACGAAATGAGAACTGCCCCGCCTACCCATCCACGCCTCCGGGGCAAACGGCGGCCGACCGTGCACGCAGGGACAATCGTACGGTCGGCCGCTTCTTCTCGCCTCAGGGGAGAAGGCGGAAGCTGAATTTGTTTGGTCGGTTCTGCGCGATTGGCGTCGCGCGTCTCGACCAAAGCCTTGAGTGACTTCGCGGCTCTCGTCTCAGCGAGAGAAATCCAAGTGTCTTGCGTGTCCTCAGCCATCGTTTCGGGACGATGACAGAGGTGAGTTCCATGAATTCGGAAAAGTCTTCCGGGACGGGTGACATGCGCGAGTTAGTGGCCGCGGTTGCTGGGCCAGTGGAGTGGTCGGACAACCGAAAGAGTTGGCTCAACAGAGCGGCGCGACGGGCGGGGATAAGTGCCCGACAGACCAAGGCTTTGTTCTACGGCGAGATCAAAGACCCGAACCACCGCAGCGCGCGGCTCATGCGCGACGCGGCCGAACTAGCGGGGCGATACGAGGCAATCGCGGGGGGACTTCGTGCGGTCGATCCTGATTTTTACCAGCCGGATGTTCTTGCGCTTGTCGATATTGCTCGCGCGCTTCGCAGTCTGGATCGCACCAGGAGCGACGATGAAAAGCCCGGGACGCCGCAAGAGCCTGTGCGGGAATGAGGATTAAGCCATGAACGCGAAAGACCTGCGCGATCTTGCGGCCGAGCTTCGCATTATCACTGATCGAGAACTTGACGACGCCGAGATCAGGAAGGGCTTGCGGGAAGCCGCTACCGCAAAAGGCATCGACTGGTCGCAGCTTAAGGCATTGGTGAAGGCCCAAGCGCAGGATGCGCGCGACGACGGCGATCGTGTCGGCAAACTGGTCGAGCGCGCTGATTTCGCGCTGGCCTATGCCGAAATGCTCAGGCATGGCGCGAATATGAACGAAGAAAAAAATACTCGTTCATCTTCCGGCTTGACGCACATCGAGACGCCGGCCGCCGTGAAGGCAATCCGGCCGCCCGTGGCCGCCGACGTCGATCTCGACATTCCGCCGGAGCTAGACCGCCGCCGCGCCGCGGTGCGCGCATGACCATTCCAGAGATTATCACCTACGGGGCTGTGTTGCTGACATTGGCGCTCATCGCGGGCGCCGTGCTCGGCTGAAATTCAACAGGGGAGGGGGATTTATGAGCCATGCGCGACTGCGAAGAGCAGATCCTGGGCCGCCTATCTTCAGCGACACCGACGAACTGCCGAAGCTGAAGAAGGCCACACCGGCGCTCGCAGCTCTGCTTTGCGGCCGCAGCTTCGCCGGCGGCTCCGTGCCGGTGACCGAGCGCCCCGTCGCCATACCGGCGCCGCTGCCATCCTACGACAACGGGCCGAGCGACCGGCGCGCGCTGCACAAGGCCGCAAGCCAGAAGGCGCGCCGCGCCCGTGTCGACTACGGCAACGCTCTACGCTCCACGATTCGCCCGGCACCGCCGTTCGATCATTTCGAGATCATAGACCTCACCGACACGACTTGTCGCTGGCCGGTCACCGCCGACGCGCCGTTCCTGTTCTGCGGGAGGGTCAAGCCGAACGACGAGGCCATTCCCTACTGCGGCGAATGCTCGATGATCGCATATCGGAGGCCGCAATGCCTCTGACCTCAGACGTACTGGACGACGTTTTCTCGCAACTGGTCGACGCGGCTATCGCCGGGCAGCGTTGCCCGGTCACCGCCCGCGAGGGTGTGCCTGGCCTGCCGGGGCACGCCACCTCCGTGCTTGCCCGGGAAGGCAGGATCAAGGTCGAGATCTACGCCCACAATTGGCGCGTCGTCGAAATCCTTGACGGGCCGCACGCTGGAGCGCGCACCAAGCCATGCCCGCACGAGACCAATGGCCCGTATCGCATCATAGGACGCGAGGCAGCGCGTAACACGACCGTCAAACGCGAAGTCGAAGTGCGCAGCGTCAAAGCTGTGCCGCCGCCAAGCCGCTTCTACACCAGCAACTTCGAGCCAACCTAGGGGAGCCACCATGCCTGCACAGACCGTCCGACAAGTTCCGATCACCGAGCAAGACATCCGCGGCGAAGACACCCACGGCGCCGCGGATCCCGCGCTCGATCCGATCGACATCGCGGCAAACCAGATGGAGCGCCTGGTCCGCGGCATGGCCGAGCACGTCACCGGCCCGTTAAGCCGCATGCGCGATCGCGTCGACTCGGTGATCCGCAACACCGACAAGCGCGCCTCTGCTCTGGTCGATGAGATTGACCGGTTCCGCCTCGATGGCCGCTCCACCAAGGAGGGCGAGGGCATCATGAGCGAACATCTCGACGCCATCGCCAAGCGCATGGGTGAGGACGTGCCGCCGACCGTCACCGAATTGCGTCGGGTCCGGCAGGGATGAGCCGCCTCGACGTCCTCACGCCTCGCAAGCGCTGGACCCAGGAGGCCAAGCGCGGCGTCGTGCGCGCCGTGCGCCTGCGCCACGTCAGCCGCGAGCAGGTCAAGGAAGCGCTCGGCATGTCCGAGGACGAACTGGTCGAGTGGGAGCGCTGGTACGGATGAGCGACGCAACCCTCGCAGCCCAGGCCGCAGCCGTGGAGCGCGCCGCCGTAAACTGGCGCGGCCACTGCGTCAACCTGCGCGATCTCGCCCAGCGCAACAAGCGCCCGCAGTCCGAATTCGACATGGCGGTTGCGTGGCTGCCGGATCTACAGGCTGCGGCCAGGACCATGCGCGAGATGGCGGATCGCACATGAGCCGACCGTGGATGCCGATGTATTGGGGCGACTACCTGCGGGACACGCAGCACCTCAGTCTGGAGGAGCATGGCGCCTACCTGCTGCTGATTTCCCACTATTGGTCGCACGGCGGGCTCCCCACGGACCATGGCATCCTCAAGCAGATTTTAGGCCTCCATGGCGTCAATGGATCAAATCGGTGGCGAAGCATTTGCTTAGCAATTGCTCCATTGTTCGATGAGGGGTGGCGGCACAAGCGCATCGAAGCCGAGTTGGAAAAGAATAGGACAATCAGCGAGAAACGCGCGATGGCGGGACGGAAGGGTGGGGTGGGGAATAACGGTAAAACCAACCTCCAACGAATGGCCAGCGAAGCAAATGCTAAGCAAAGGGACCATATACCACATAGATATATAACTTCTACTGAGTCTGGTGCCGCGAACGATGGGCTAACCGAGCATCCGAGCGTTACGGCTATGCGTGAGCGTTTGGCACGAAAGCGGGCTATCCGATGAAGAGAAGGGCGACACCATGATGCACATCGCAATCCTACCGAAAGACCGCTACATGCAAATCACCCGCGACGGCGAAACGCAGTGGATCAAGTTTCGTGTGACTGCTGACTTCCCCGAAGCACCAACCGGCTACACGCTCGACCCAGCGCGCCCGTTCTTCTGCTTCATCTGGAACGGGCACACCAACCGCGGCATGTACGAGATCGAGAATCCGCCTCCGCGCAGCAACGAGGTGCGCTATTTCTACGATCCGGCTATCCTCAAGCCGTATCTGGAGGCGTTCGAGAAGGAGATTGAGGCGCAGACCTGGGGCGCTGGCGACGATCAGTCGAGAGTGGCATGAGCTACGGAAGCGCGGACACACTCGGATGGAAACTCGGCCGTACCACCGGCTATCAGAGCCGACAGGTAGTGGTCGTATTCCACTTTGTGGCGTGGCATTGCCTATCGTTAGGTATCCACATCAGCCTAGCCGTCCCCAATATCGAAATCCATGTTCCGTTCGGCTTTTTTCGTCTTGGTAGGCAATACTGTGAATACAGGCCGGGCGGATGGATTTATGAACGGGATCATGAGACTGCCGCCGAACGTGAGTACAGGGAGTACGAAACCCAGCAAATTCGGGAATGGCTAGACCGGTTGGCTTCTGGGCAGGCGCGGAGTGGCGACGAACAGCAGCAGCGTTATGGCTGAGCATGAAGCCTGCATCGGCGCGTCTGACGATTGGTATACGCCGCCCGAGATCTTCAAAGCGCTCGGCCTGACGTTTGACCTCGACCCGTGCTCACCGGGCGCCGGGCATTGGGTGCCCGCGATCAACATCATGACCAAGGAAGACGACGGCCTGTCTCGCGACTGGTATGGTCTCGTGTTCATGAACCCGCCATTCGGGGGGCGGCACGGGCATCTGCCGTGGCTGTCCCGCTTCCTTGATCACGCCAACGGCATCGCTATCGTGCGGGCCTATACGTCGTCCGCATGGTTCCACGACTACGTTGCGCCGCGGGCTGAGACGCTTCTGTTCCCGCGCGGCAAGACCAAGTTCATCCGCCCGGATCTGTCCGTAGGTCGCGCGCCAGGGCACGGAGTGGTGCTGATCGGCATGGGCGCGCGTTCGAATGAAGCGCTGCGCAAATCCCGTCTCGGGCTTTGGCTAAGCATAAATGCTAACTCGTCCGCTTAACCACTACCGCTAGACATTTATTAACAGATCATAGCTAGACCTAGTAGGTTCACAACACAAAGGGCGCGGGGTGCCAAATAAGGGGAGGCCGTTGGTACCGCTCACGGCGCGCGAATGCGCCGTGCGCGACCACATGAGCAATTGCTGGAAAACCAAAAAGATCGCCTCAGCGCTGGGTCTGAGTTGCCGGTGGGTCGAAGCGATCCGCGCCGATGTATTTGCCAAGTACGGCATCGACCCCCAAGCCGAAGACGGTCAATCCAAGCTCGTGCGGATATTGCTCGAGGCGGAAGCCATTGAGCGGACTACGGTTACTACGCTAGCGCGCGCTGTGGAGGAGGAGTCCGCAAAGGTTTAGATTGCCCCTACGTCCAACAAAGGGCCGGGGGGCCTTTTCTGATGGAATTTCTCGACATCGTAGCCGACTGGAGCGAGCGTCACGACATTCCGTATGAGTTATTCCGCGACGACGACATGGTGTGGTGCGTCGCGTTGCGGTTTAAGGATAGCCGCGGGTGGTTCGTCTCCGATCGGCTCAAGGTCAAATTCCCGAAACAGTCGAACCAGGGTGACGCGGCCAAGGTCTCTGCTGACTTTCGCGAGGCGGTCAACAAACGGCTGGGGCTCGCTGCATTAAGCGCCCGGCGCGAGCGCACCAAATTGCTAACCAAATGTGATCCTCGCCGGAATCGAGCGGCCTAACCATGGAGGCCGCCATGCGGAGAAGGCGCGGGAAACCTAGCCTGCCGGTGCTGCAAGCTGCGTTGGCTGCTGTGATGGAGGGTGGGACGCCGGACGTCTCGGGCGACGAAACGCTCGGCACCATCGCGGTGCGAGATCCTTACGAAGAGCGGGACTACCTTTCCGGCAAGACGGGCCTGCCGTCCATTCGGGCCAAGATCGTCAATCTGCGCGACGATCCACTCGGGCGGCTTCATGCTCGCGGGCAGATTGATGAATGCCAGTACGCTGCCGGCCGTCGCTGGCAGCGAGATTACCATGATGCCGAACTTGCCAATCTCAAGGCGATCGATTTCACCCGTGATGTTGTGGACGGCGGCAGGGGTCCGGAGATCCTGACGGATCGCCAATGCAAGGCGATGGCTGCGTTGGCTCGCTATGACCGCGCGCTGGGGTTGGATGGCTGCGCGTTGGTGCGGCAGGTGCTCGGCAATCGCATGTTCATGGCAGATGTGGCGAGGGTGCGCGGCGAGAACGGACAGCACGCTGTTGCTTACTTCGGGCGACGATTCCGCGAATGTCTCGACACCCTGGCGGTGGCGATGGGTCTGGCGATGGGGGGGCGTTGACGGCCATCATGGCAGGTGGTAGCACATTCGTTATTGTCGCAAATCGCGCGACCCCAGCCCGCCCAGCACTGCGCTCGGCGGGTTTTTTGTTTCGCGGAGACATTGCAGGGCGCCGCATAGTGCGTTCTCCCGATCAGGCCACCGGGCAGCCGGGTTGCGACCGGCCCGCGAAAGTCAATTCAGCATCGGAGTGTCGCCCATGCGCTACCTCGTAGCCGCCGTGGTGCTGTTGCTCGCCAGCATGCCTGCACTCGGCGCTAAGGGCGACAAGCTCAAGAAGCCCGAGCCCAAGCAGGAAGCGCCCGTATGCGCGCCGATTGCGCCACTGATGGACAAGCTCAAGGCCTCCGGGCTCGAGCACCAGGTCATCACCGATGGGATTGCCGTCATTAAGATCGCCACAGTGCTCAACGCCAACGCGGACAAGCCATTCCCGATGCCGACGAGCCTTGTGATTGTCTTCCTCGGCGAGAATGCCAAGATCGGCATCCTGGTCGGCGACAAGCTCTGCGCCGTCGTCACCGGCCCGGCGTCTTCGGTGCGCGGTCTGCTCAAGGCCGTGCATGGAATCTCCATCCGAAGTGTCATCTGATGCATGCGATCGTCGCGGAAAACCAATACGCCGCCGACGCACTGCATCAGGGGATCGGCTTGCTGGTCGAGGTTGCCCGGTTGGTCGGCGAGCCGATCGAGGACGTGGATGACTACGCGGCAAGGTTCTGGATAAGCATCTTGGTCGCCAGAGAAGCGGCGGGCACCGCTTGATGTCCGACAACCTGATCCGCTTCCCTCTCCGCAAGCGGCTCCTGACCGTCGGGAGCGCGTCGCGAGGACCGGCCACCATCATCGAACTAGACCTCTACCGCCACCGGAAGACACCGCTCGCTCCGACACCTCGGCGCAAGAGCAGTAAAAGTGCCAGCGCCTAGGACGCTGTTTTTCGACATCGAAACAGCGCCCATTGAGGGCTTTACCTGGACGATGTTCGAGGCCAATGTCGTCGCCGTCAAGCGGCCCACCTACATGATGGCGTGGGCGGCAAGGTGGCAGGGCAGCAAGCGCGTCATCGCCCGCACGCTCCCCGACTATTCGACATACAAGAAAGCGCCGACGGACGATGGCGCCCTCGCGAAGGAACTGCACGACCTGCTCGATGAGGCCGATGTGGTCATCGCCCATAACGCCGACTTCGACGTCAAGAAGGCCAACGCTCGCTTTCTCGCCAATGCGCTGCCGCCTCCGTCGCCGTACAAAACGTTCTGCACGCTCAAACTAGCCCGCAGGGCGTTCAAGTTCGACAGCAACAAACTGGACTCGCTCGGCGGCTATCTCGGAGTTGGCCGCAAGGTCAAACACACCGGCATCAATCTCTGGCTCGGATGCATGGACGGCGATCCTGCGTCCTGGGCCACAATGAAGAAATACAACAAGCAGGACGTGGTGTTGCTGGAGCGCGTGTTCGAGAAGCTGCGCGGCTATGCCACAAACTTTCCTGATGCAAATATGTGGAGCGGCGCAAATTGTTGTCCGGTCTGCCAGTCTGGCCATATTCAGCATCGCGGCTACAACGTCAGCAGGGCCGGGCGCAAACAGCGATTTCAGTGTCGCGATTGCGGAAACTGGTTCAGCCTAGGTAAGGCCATGAAAGCATGAGCGAGGACAAACCGCACATCGTCTACGCCAAGGGTCGCAAGTCGGGCCTCGTGACCATGTTCGAGAACCACGCTGACGCGAAAGCATTCTGGGTGCTGAAGCACGACACACTCGCGCACCCCTACATGATCGCGACGGTCGGGCGCGAGATTGACCCGGCAACGCCTATCGTCGATGTGAACGAATGAGCCGCGACAGTTATCCACAACTCCACGATGGCGAGTGGATTTCCCCGGTAAAGCGCGGCTTCCGCGAGCAGTGCTGCGATTGTGGCCTCGTCCATGTTGTCGACTTCCGCACCAAGAACAACGAGTTGCAGTTTCGTGCCCGGCGCGATGATCGCGCCACGGCAGCGGTGAGGCGCGGGTTCAAGTTCGAGCGCGATGAATGAGCCTTGCCTACCTGAGGCGCTACGACGATCTGCTCTATCTCGCAACACCCTTCTCCAAGTGGGCGCCCGGCCTCGACTACGCCTGCGATCAGGCTTGCATCATCGCCGGCAGGATGCTGAAGGCGGGGCTCTATCCGTTCTCGCCGATCGCGCACTCGTTCACCATCTGCAAGGCGAATGGGATGGACCCGCTCGACCATGCGTTCTGGCTGGATCAGTGCCGCAAGCAGCAGGCCAAGTGCGCCGCGCTGATTATCTGCGAACTGCCCGGCTGGCATGAAAGCGAAGGCATCAGGGCCGAATGGGCGCAGGCCTACGTGCTCGAGCAGCCGGTCTACTACCTCAATCCCGACAATATGTCCGTGACGATTGCAACATGACGATCCTGCAGTTCGTCATCACGCGCTCGCACATGGGGGGCGACCTAAAGCTCGGCGTGATGGGCCTCGATCCGAATACCAACATGGGCGTGACGCTGGAAACCTACCGCGGCAGCATATGCTTCATCCTGTTCAAGTTGTTCCGGCTGATGTCGCAGCTTAAGGCGGCGGGCCGGTGAGCGGGCGATTCTGGACCGCCAGTGAGATCGACGCGGCTCAAAGATGCAAGTACGGCGACATTCCGCGCGTTGCGGAGGAACTCAAGCGCACGGAAATGGCGATCCGAGCCAAGCGCTTCATGCTGCGTGCGGGCTACGCGCTTGAGGGATCGAGGCACCCCAGTGAGCCTGCGGCCGGCTCGCACGCTCAACTGATGCGCCGCCTCTGGAAAGAGCACCAATGGACACCACCACGGTCGGCACCGTGACCGGATTGTTCTGGATCATCAACCTCGCGGCCTGCATCACCGGCTGGCTCGTCTGGATAGGGTTGCTGTGAACCTGCAGCAGCAGCGCTTCGTCGACGAGTACCTGATCGACGCGCACGCCACCAACGCGGCGATCCGCGCGGGCTACAGCAAGAGGACGGCGAGAATTCAGGCGTCGGCCTTGCTTGCTAAGCCACATATCAAGGCTGCGATTGCGGCCAAGCAGGCCGTGCGCTCCGAAGAGGCCGGCGACCGCGCCGTGCGCGCCGCCAAGCGCCTCGAGGACATCGCGCTCATGGATCTGGGCGACGGGACCATGCGCGGCGTGCCGACGAACCTGCTCAGCGTCGTGCGTGCCGCCACGGTCGATCTGCTCAAACTCGACGGCATGTTTACCGAGAAGGTCGAACACTCCGGCGCGGTCGACGTCACCACCATCAACGAGGCCGACACCGTGCGTCGGATAGCGTTCCTGTTCGCCAAGCAAGCAAAGGCGCAATCCGAATGAATATCAAGGGTACTGGCAAGAACGATTCGCTGCACGGGCAGGGCGAGGACGATGTCATCAGTGGCGGCAAGGGGAACGATTTCCTTTGGGGCCACGGCGGTGACGACATTCTGACCGGCGGTGCAGGCTCTGACGTGTTCGTGTTTAGCACCGGCGGCGGCAACGACACGATCATCGACTTTGATCCCGCCACCGATGTGATGGTGTTCAGTTATGACACCCCGCTGTATGCGGCGTTCATCGGTCCGCTGTCGGACGGCATGGCTTGGGCGACGTATAGCGGCGGGGTCGGGTCGGTCGAGGCCGGGGACTTCAACGGCGACGGGCAGATCGACACCAAGGTCTACGTGAACGACGTCAGCGTTGTCGTTCTTGGCTGGCAGCCGGAAGACCTGACCGGCCAGATGCTGCTCGGCGGGTAATCCGATGCCTGAGATCCACGTTACCGGCGGGCGGCTCTACACCTCCGATGGTCGCCACGGGGTGCTCATCCAGAGCAATCAACTCGGGCTGCTCGAGGCGGCGAATGACTATGGATTTCTCACCGCGGCGCTGATCGGCCCGCAGAGCTTCGATGGCACCACGGGTGCCCTGACTTCGACATCTGACGGCCGGTTGCGCGTCGACACGAGCCCGACGTCCGAGACTGTGAACTTATTCGCCGGTCCTTCCGGTTGGGAAGGCTCGTCCTGGTCCTCCAAATCCCCTTGGTGATCCATGTCTGACCTACAAATCCGCGGGCCGCTTCTCGGCTCGCTCGGCGCCCCCGTTCCGTTTACGGCGAGCAATGACGGCGCGCAGCGCATCGTGCACGCTCACGCGCGCTATCAGGAAGCCGTCTACCGCGGCAACGTGTGGCTCGCAGCCAACCAGGCGGGCGCCGCCCTCTCGAACCTGAGTGCCACGTGCACCGGGTTCTGCCTCACCAACCCGGCGGCGAGCGGCAAACTGCTCGTTCTGCTCGGCATTGGCCTCATTCAGACATCGACGGCGACGACCACAGCGAACGCGGGTATCCAACTCGCCGCCAACGTCAATCCCGTGGCCGCTGCAGTCGTGCACACCACGCCACTGACGGTGCGCAACGCGCTGCTCGGAGGCTCCGGCACCAGCGTCGGGCTTGCTGACTCGGCCGCCACGCTGCCTGCCGCGCCGGCGGCGATCATGAATCTGTGGCAGCCCTCCGTCTCGGCGACGGCAACCACCGGCATCCCGCCACTCGTCTACATCCCGATCGACGGGCAGATCATTCTGGGGCAGGGGACCGTTGTTTCGCTCTCGGCGCTCAGCGCCTTCTCTGTGGCTGCGCACATGATCTGGGAAGAGATTCCGGTCTAATGGCAAACGCCAACACCATCGCGGGCGTTGCGGCCGTCTCGGCGAGCGGCAACGTCGTCGCCGAGACTGCGTTCGGCCTTGCGCCCGCCAACACCGTGCGCGCAACCGTGGGCGTTCCGGCGGGCTTCTCGAACGGGGCGCTCGACGGGCGCGAGATGCTGCTGCGTGCGAGCATCCTTGCCACGGGCGGCACCACCACGAACTATACGGCGGCGATCCGTGCCAACGTGGGCGGCAACTCGAACCTGACCACGTTCACCAACGACATCGCGATCATGACGCCGACCGCAATGGCGGTGAACAGCGTGACGCGCCTCATCAACATTCAGGCCCGGCTGTGGTGGGATGTGACGACGGCGCGCATGAACGGCGCGTTCGCCTACAACATAGACACCACATTCACGACCTGGGCGACGCTGACCGCGGGGTTGTCCGCGAGCGTGACCACGGCGCCGTCTCTCGTGTTCCTCATCACGGGGATCTTCAGCGCCTCGAACGCCAACAACACGGCGATCCTCAAGCAGTTTGAACTGGATCTGCTCTGATGCCTGAGATGCTGAAGACCGTCAGCGGTTCTCACCTCGGCCTCTCGCCCGACAATGACTTGCTCGTGCGCGATCTTGCGACCGGCGCCAACCACTACGCACCGACAAGCGCCGACATCAGCAAGATCGTCAAACTGACGCAAGTTGAATACGACGCGCTCGATCCGGTGGTTTCCACCACGCTTTATGTGATTGTGGGCTAATGCCGATCATGGTGGGCGCGAGCCCGGTATCAGCCCTGTTTCTTGGCGGAAGCGCAGTGCATGACGTGTCGCTCGCCGGAGGGACGTCGGGCGGGATCGAGTCGCAGACATACACCGGGTACGGCAATCGCTTTGCTTACGGCGCTACGCTTTATCAGACCAACCTCGACATCAGCAATACACGTCAGGCCACGATCTCGATGTGGGCGAAGGCGGAGCAGGACATTGCGCTCCTGTTCGAAATCTCCAAGCAGGGCCGCACCCCAACCTTCAGCGAGGATTCCGGCTTGCGGGGCGTAGCCCATGTTCTTGGGCCGTCGGCGCTCGCCTTTGAAGATCGCCAAGATCCGGACGCCAATCAATTCTCCTTTCGGGCGGGCGCGGACCTGACAGAGATGCCAACCGACGAATGGCATCATGTGTTCTACGCGATCGACACTAACGCCGGTCCCGGTGCGAAGAGCGGGCGGATCGTTCTTGACGGCGTAGAGCTTGGTCCGGACCACACCGACGTCGCGGCGGCGTTCGACATTCTGATAAACGGCATGGACTTCGGGCTTCCGGTCGGGACCAGATACGCAGAGGGCGGCTCGTCTTACGTCAACGAGACGTATGGCCCGATTAGCCTGTCGGACGTGCAGATCTGGATCGGTCAGTTTATCGATCCCGACGGCGCATCGATATCTGGATACACAGCCAGCTCCAATGCAACGGCCATTATCCGCGATTGCGTCAATTACATGAATACCCGCGAGGTCAATCCGGTCGAGGCTCTCGCGGCAATGAAGATCGAGACGACATACGGGACGTTTGGAAGCGCGACCGGCATAAACGGAAGGCAAAATCTCTTTCAGTTCTTGCAGAGGACCAATCCGGGTCCATACCCCGCAAACCAAGACCCATACTATTTGATCCTTGGTTATACCGGAGACAGAACCGACTCTGAGGACCAATACCGCGCATTCGCCAATGCGTGGACTAGCCTTCAACCGGAGAACGGTTCCGGCTTGCCCGGCTTTACTGGTGCTGCGGTAGCCGCTCCGAACAACTACGGGACGATTGTTACTTCCATCACTGGGCAAGCGGCGCTGCCTTACCAGAAGTTCATCATCCATAATCTGGGTGGGTCGGTTAGCACAGTGGGGGCGGCTGGCTCGATCAACGGCTACAGGCTGCTTGCGGCGTGGTTTGATGACGACAGCTTGCCGCTCAGTGAGGTCGGCGGGCTTGGCCTTATGCTCGGGCAGTCAAAGATCTATGGCGATAGCCCGGAGGCTCCAGAAGGGGCGCCGGTTGATGGCGACACCACCGTCGCTGAAGCGATTGGCTTGATGCAAACTGTGTGGGCCGCCGCCGAGGCCAGCGCGCAGACTTATCTTGATGACGTTACGTTGGCGAATTTGGGGTTCTTCATCGATGCCGATGGGAAGCCCGTGCCGCCCTCTGCGGCCAACGATGCGTTTGGGCCGCCGACATTCCTATTCCAAGGCCCGCCGGGCGAGTTTGCCGTCAATCAGGGCACGGGCGGGACCGTGACACAGATCGGCACGATTACTCCGGTGTCGGGTCCCGGAGCGTAGCTTCGCGGCATGTGCCACGAACGAGAGTGCTGCCTTCTATCAACTCGATTTCTCGGCGGTTTCTAATACCTATCCAACTCTGTGCGTCCTTGATCCTCCAGCCCACGCTCGACCCGATCCGTTCATAGTTCGTTAGCAGGAGGCGGTTGATTTCGCCGTTTGGCGCGAGGGCAATGCGCCCGTCGCGAATGTTGGTCATCGACTTGCTGTCAATCCGCCACATCTCCCGTGACAGCGCAAACTCGCAAACCAGCGGCTTAAAAGCCCACGCGGGCGCGGTGCTTAAAACCAGCGCCACCATCGCAATCCGTAACATCTCGCTCTCCTTCCACAAAATCATACGCCCTTTCTGGAGAACCGCAATGGCAATCTACACCGTCCCTTTTGCTGCGGTCGCAGTGACGGCGGCACAAGATTTGTGGGAAATCGTTGCGCCCACCGGCAGCCGGATCGCTATTCTCGCGGTTGAGTTCGGCCAGATTTCGGACGCGGGCGACGCCGCTGCCGAAATACTCGGCGTCAGGTTCACGCGCGGCATGACCGTCTCCGGCTCTGGCGGCAGCACGGTAACACCGAAGAACACCAGCGGCCTCACCAATGCCCTGGCATCGGCCATTACCAGTGTCGAGGTGAACAACACCACGCAGGCCAACACCACCGGCGTCGACATCTTCTCGACCGTCTGGAACGTGCAGGTCCCGTTCGTGTGGAAGGCCGGGCAGTATCAGGACGAGATCATCAAGCTTGAGATCGCGCAGCGGTTCACGGTGGCGATTACCGCGCCGGCGGACTCTCTCACGATGTACGGCACGCTGACTTACGAGGAGTTGGGACAGTAACATGTCCACCGTCCGTCGGCGGCCCAGCCGGTTTTCTCGGCGCTGGAACTGGATACCCGGCGGCCGCGGCACCAATGGCGAGCCCGGCGGCCCAGGCACCAATCCTCCACCCGGTAATGGTGGCGGCAACAGTGGAGGCAGTGGCGGCGGGGGTGGCGCTGGCGGCTCCGGCAATGGGAACGGCAATGGCGGCACCGGCTCCGTGCCCGGCGGCGGCGGGCCTACGCTGTCTGCTGCGACTGGCACTACGACGGGCGCAACGACAGCCGATCTCTCGGTCAGCACCAACGGCACGAACGGCACGCTCTATTGGGTGGTGACGCAAAGCTCGACCGCCCCGACCAGGGCACAGGTCAAGGCCGGACTGAACCACGCAGGCGCGGCGGCTGACGACTCCGGCAGTCAGGCGGTCAGCGGCAACGGCACACAGAACATTTCGGGCGGCGCCACCGGCCTCGTCGGTTCGACCGTCTATTACGCGCACTTCATGCACGAGCGGGCGAACGGCTCGCAGTCTGGTGTGGCGACGTCGAGTTCGTTCACGACTGACTCGGCGGCGACGTTCCCGCTCGACGGGCTGACCGTACAGGCTGCGTGGTCGATGTCGCGCCCGCTCTCTACCGCCTACGGGGCCGGCAGCCTCTACACCGCGAGCGGGGGGTACATCTCCAAGCTGGAAGACCAGACCAGCAACAACCTCGATATGAACCAGACTATCGCCGACGCCAATCGGCCCGTCGAGGCGACGGCCGGGCCTAACAGCCGCGCCTGTGCTGACTTCGATACTAATGATTATTTGGTCGGCACGACATTGGCGAACTATTTCTTCGCGGGCGCTGGCTACATTGTCGTCAGCGCGATGTTCGACGCGATAACGCTGAATACCGGGTCGCCCTATACCGATCATCCGATCATCGGCGATGACGGGGGCTACATGGGCCTCTACGTGAGCGACGTAGGCTCGCCGGATAAGGTTTCCGCTTACAATTACGACGGCAATCAGGACTACGCGAGTTCGACCACGGTAACGGTGGCGACGCCCTACGTCCTCGAATGGAAGCATGAAGGCGGCAACATCTCGCTGCGCGTCAATGGCGGATCGTGGATCAATGCTGCGTCCGGCAATACCGGGAGCCTCGCCAACGTTTTGCACTTCGGGGCTGGTTATAGCGTTGGTGGCGCACACTTTGACTTCAAGCTGTTCGAGGCAGCCATCTTTAGCGTCGTTCCGTCGTCTGGCACGCAGGACGCGCTCGTCGCCGACTTCAAAGCATGGGTCGGCGCCTAATTCCGCCGCGCGACGGCCTCGCGCACCTCCACCTAGCAACAGCACAAGCACGCATAGGAGAATACAATGGGCGTTGTTTCCAATACCGTTGAACCGGCCGCATCCGGCACCCCGAAATCCCTCGCCGGCCGCCTGTTCGGCATCGGTCAGACCGGCGCCACGCAGGGCGGCGCGACCGGCGTCAACCTGACCAACCCGTGCGTCAACTGCTCGATCGACGTGACGGTCGGCAACGACGCGGGCACGGTCGTGATCCAGCTTCTCGACGCCAACGGCAACGACATCAACTACGTCGAGACCGTGATGGTGGTGCTCTACACCTCGGCGGCGCGCACCGCGTTCGCCGTGACGGGCGGCTCGACCGGCCTTGCGATCGGCACCGATGGTGCACTGCTCGCGCTTGTCGCCAAGAAGGTGTTCCTCGTCACCTCGGAGTCCGATGGCGACATCGACTTCTCGTGGACCGACAACGCGACCGAGACGGTTGCGCTGGCGGTGTATCTACCGAACGGCAATGTCGTGACCACGGCCGCCTTTGCAAACACCTAACTTCGACACGTTCTTGCAGCGCTTCACGGCGCTGCAAGACACCGAAAAGCTTGCGGCACACAACGAAGCGCGCGCCTCCACGCCTGCGCTCAAGTGGGTGCCTAATCCAGGCCCGCAGGCCGATGCGTATCTCTGCGAGGCGGACGAACTGTTCTACGGCGGCCAGGCAGGAGGCGGGAAATCCGACCTCCTGCTCGGCGCCGCGATCAACGAGCATGATCGCTCGCTGGTCCTGCGCCGGGTCCACAAGGACGTAGGCTCGCTGATCGAGCGCACCGCGGAGATCCTCGGCTCTCGACAAGGCTACAACGGGCAGGAGCATGTGTGGCGCCTGCCGGGCAAGCTGATCGAATTCGGTGGCTGCCCGCACGAGAGCGACAAGGAGCGCTACAAGGGGCGGCCACACAGCCTCAAGGGCTTCGACGAGGTGAGCGATTTCACCGAGTCGCAATACACCTTCATCATCGGCTGGAACCGCTCGGCGACCGTCGGGCAGCGCTGCCGCGTCATTGCGACCGGCAACCCGCCGACACGGCCCGAAGGCCTATGGGTTCTCAAGCGTTGGGGCCCGTGGCTCGACCCGAAGCATCCGCGCCCGGCCAAGCCCGGTGAGTTGCGCTGGTACACGACAACAGATCTCGGCGACGAAATCGAGGTCGACGGCCGCGGCCCGCACACTATCGACGGCAAGGAGATCTTCGCGCGGTCGCGCACGTTCATCCCGGCCAAGGTGACGGACAATCCGGATCTTGTGGCATCCGGATATCAGTCGATGCTCGACACACTGCCGGCCGAACTGCGCTCCGCGTATCGCGATGGTAACTTTCAGGCAGAACTCAAGGACGATGACTTTCAACTGATCCCAACGCGCTGGATACGCGCGGCGATGGAGCGCTGGACCCCGGAAGGCTTTCGCGCGCTGGCGATGACTGCGATGGCGTGCGACCCGGCCGGCGGCGGGGCGGATGCTGCCGAAATCGCGTGGCGGCACGGTGTCTGGTACGCGCCGCTGGTTACGGTGCGCGGCCCTGAAACGGCTGACGGCTCGGCAATGGCCGGGCGCATCATCGCGCATCGGCGCGATAGCTGCCCGGTCATCATTGACAGTGGCGGCGGCTACGGCGGCGCGATCACGCAACGCCTCAAGGACAATTCGATCGACGCGACCGCGTTCAACGGCGCCAACACCTCGACCGCACGCACGATGGACAAGGCGCAACTCGCCTTCTTCAACAAGCGTGCAGAAGCCTACTGGCGCTTCCGCGAGGCGCTCAACCCGGATCAGGAGGGCGGCTCGGCCGTCGCACTGCCGCCGGACGATGAATTGAAGGCTGATCTGGCCGCGGTGCATTGGTCGCTCGAGCGCAACGGCATCAAGATCGAGCCCAAGGCCGACATCAAGGAACGCATCGGCCGCTCGCCCGGCAAGGGTGACGCAGTGGTGATGTGTCTCAGTGAGGGCAACGCTGCAGTGCGGCGCAACTACGGCGCCATGAGCGGCACGCCGAAGGTCAAGGTCGGCTACGCCAACGTAAAGAGCAGGAGACGCTGATGTCCGGTTTGTTCGGTGGCGGGGGCGACGATGAGCCCGCGCCCGTACGCTCGCCCAAGGGCGTGAAAATCTCTCCCTACGCCAGAACGCCCTCGACCAATGAGTCGATCCTTGCGCGCGGCGTGATGGCTGGCGCCGGTCCGGCCGCAGGCTCAACCCTGCTGGATGACGAAGATCGGCGCAAGGGCACGCTCGGCACCTTCGGAGGAGGATACTAAATTGGGCAGTTTGTTCAGCGACCCGCCAAAGCCGCCGAAGCCGCCGGTTCCGGCCCCCATGCCGGACGACCAGTCGCCTATGGTGAAGGAAGCCGAGCGCGCCAAGCGCTCGGAGTGGATGGCGCGCGGCGGGCGCCAGTCGACCATTCTCTCGCAGGATGAGGGCAGCAACATGCCATACTCGCGTGGCAAGCTCGGATGAGCAAGGCACGCTGCCGCGAATTGATGGAGATCGGCGACAAGCTGTTCTCTGATCGAAGCGGGCTGATGGCGTTGTGGCAGGACATTGCCGACAACTTCTACCCCGAACGCGCGGACTTCACATCGCAGCGCGCGCTGGGCGAGGAGTTCGGCACGCACCTGATGTCGTCGCAGCCGGTGCTCGCGCGCCGCACGCTCGGCGACCAGTTCGGCGCCATGCTGCGCCCGCGCCAGAAGACTTGGGCGCAACTCGGCGTGCAGGACGAGCGCATCGAAGAGGATACAGCCGCGCAAGCGTGGCTGGAGAACAGTTCGGAACGGCTGCGCAAGGCGATGTACGAGCGCGAGGCGAACTTCGTCCGCGCCACGAACGAGGGCGACCACGACTTCGCGACGTTCGGCAACGCGGTGATCGAGGCGCGCATGCGCTACGATCTCTCCGGGTTTCTCTACCGCTGCTTTCACATTCGCGATGTTGCCTGGTGCGAGAACTCGGAAGGCTCGATCGATCACGTCGACCGGCGCGACAAGCAGACCGCCAAGATGCTGTGCAAGACGTTCGGCGACAAGGTGCCGAAGAACGTGCGGGACTGCCTGAAGAAGGAGCCGTACCGTGAATTCGACGTCCGCTATATCACCCTGCCGTCAGAAGACTACGAACTGACGGATGGCAAGCCCTACAACCGCAAGCGCTTCAAGTTCGTCCACGTCTGTCTCCTGAAGGAAGACGAGACGATCCTCGAGGAAACCCCGCGCAAGCGGCTCGGTTTCATCATCCCGCGCTGGAAGACACTGCCCGGCTCGCAGTACGGGCTTTCGCCCGCGACCATGACGGCGCTGCCCGACGCTCGGCTGATGCAGCAGATGACGACTGCGCTGCTCGAGGCTGGCGAGAAGGCTGTCACGCCCTCGATGATCGCCACGCAAGAGGCTGTGCGTTCCGACATTGATCTGTCCGCCGGCGGCGTGACGTGGGTGGATGCTGCCTACGATGAGAAGCTCGGCGAGGTGCTGCGCCCGATCAGTCAGGCGCTCGAAGGCATGCGCTACGGCTTAGAGATGGTGCAGGACGTGCGCGATCAAATCTCGCAAGCGTTCTTTCTCAATCGCATCAATCTCCCTGAGATCGGCCCCGACATGACGGCGTTCGAGGTGCAGGAGCGTGTGAAGGAACACGTTCGCGCCGTGCTGCCGCTGTTCGAGCCGATGGAGACCGAATACAACGGGCAAATCTGCGAGGAGAGCTTCGAGCTCGGCCTTGAGAACGGCCTGTTCGGCTCGCCCGACGACATCCCTGATATTTTGAGTGGACAGGAAGTGCGCTTCAACTTCGAGTCGCCGCTACAGGCAACCGCAGAACGCGCCAAGCTCGAAGCCTTCAAGGAAGCGGCCCAACTCGTCGCGATGGCGGTGCAGATCGATCCGTCCTCGGTCAACGAACTCAACACCAAGAAGGCGTTCCGCGAGGCGCTCGCAGGCGCGCAGGTGCCTGCCGACTGGCTCAACGATCCAGAGTTTGTCGAGCAACTCGACGCGCATCAGGCGCAGCAGGCCAAGGCACAGAAGGCGCTCGCGGTCGCGGGTGCTGGGGCGGGCATCACCGAACAACTCGGTAAGGGCCTCGGTGCGATGAGCAAGGGCATGCCGCAGCCTGCATGACCGAAAAGGTAATCCCGAAGCCGTGGCATCCGGCGCCTTACGATGAATTCGATGTCGGCTCGGTCCGCGCCCTGTTCAACGCAACCGCAGACGAGCGCCAGCAAAAGCGCGCGATCGACTGGATACTGTTCAAGCTCTGCCGCATCGGCGACCTGACCTACCGACCGGATAGCACGCGCGACACGGACTTCGCGGAAGGCATGCGGTTCGTCGGGTTGCAGATCGTGAAGCTGTCAAAGCTACCGCCGGGGGCGCTCAAGAGGCCAACCCCTACTACCGGCCGCACATCGCGGCGCCCAACCAAGGATATCTGATGGCTGACGAGATTGCGGCTGTTGCCGCTGAAACGACCACGACTCCGACAGAGGGCGCCCCAGCGGCGCCCTCAATCATTTCAGGAGCCGCCGATACCGCTCCGGCACAGGCTGCCGCGCCGCCGGTTGAGGGCAACTGGCGCGACGGGTTCGCCGGCGAGGACAAGGATTTCCGCAAGCGCCTCGATCGCTTCGCCGACCCGTCCGCGCTCGCGCGCTCCTACCGCGAGATGGAGCGCAAGCTATCCTCTGGCGAACTGAAGGCCGCGCCGGCCGCGTTCCCCGACAAGGGCACGCCCGAGGAGCAGGCTGCGTGGCGCAAGGATCAGGGCATCCCGCCCGATCCGAAGGAATACAAGGTCGAACTCCCGAGCGGCATGGTGCTTGGCGAGGCCGACAAGCCCGGCGTCGAGCGTTTGACTGCGTTCGCACACAAGAACAACTGGACGCCGCAGCAATTGAACGGCGTTCTGGCGGCCTACTACAACGAGGCCGACGCAGTAAAGGCGCAGCGCGAGGAGGCCGACGCGACGCATCACGACCAGTCCGACGCACTGCTGCGGCAGGATTGGGCCGGCGCCGACTACAAGCGCAATCTGCAAGCGATCAATAACTTCCTCGACACCGGACCAAAGGAAGTCAAGGAACGCCTCATGGGCGGGCGCACCGCCGAGGGCAGGCTGATCGCGAACGATCCCGTGATGCTCAAGTGGCTCGCGCAGGTCGCGCTGGATGCAAACCCCGCCGCAGCGTTGCTGCCGACCGGCAGCCAGAACATGCAGGGCGTGGGTACGCGCCTCGACCAGCTCAAGACGCTCGTCGCGAACCGGACCTCTGAATACTACAAGGGCCCGAACGCCGAGAATCTGCAAGCCGAATACCGCAACCTGCTCGATGTGCAGGAGCGGATGAAGACGCGCGCCGCCTGATGCTGCGCGAATTCAGCAAAGAGGAATGGCGCGACGTCGCGCGCCGGCTCCGTCCCGACTGGACGGAAGAAGACTTTGAGGCGGCCTGGCAAGGCTTCCTCGAACTAAAGCGCCGCAAGGCGCTGCACTGACCGCCTGACCGCCGGACAACCGCGCAAGCGCCCCGGCAAGGAACGGCACCTCACCCGCCAACGTGAAGCCCCGAAGGTCGCATCCGCGGCCCGCGCAGTCATGCGCGGCAACCCGCCAGCGGCAGGAGGACAACCCGAACGAAGGCTTGCAACTCCCAATAAGGAGCCAGTCACATGACTGTGCAAGCAGCGCAGACTCAGTAAGGTTTTGCTGAGAAAAATCGGAACTGAACAACGGGAAAGTGTAAGCTAACCCGACGGAAGGTTTCTCGACCCACAACACAACGGGTACGGGATGAATGAATCTCTGGTAAAATACCTTGCGGGCCTGATGGACGCGGACGGCAGTATGTCGTTCGGGTTCAAGTGCGATCCGAACAAAGAGGATTGCCATTACCTGCATCTCCGGCTGTCATTGGCCAGCTCGGACGCGGTCGACAAGACAGGCTTTCTCGAAAGCTTGCCTGAGTTGACGGGGTTCGGCAGCGTGTCGAGATACGGCAAAGATCAGCAATTCAAAACATGGACCGTTGCGAAACGGGCTCATGTCGAGATGCTGGTTCCGCGCCTCATCAAGCACATGGTCATCAAGGCCAAACATTGGTCCTGGCTTATGGATCGGTGGAGAGATAGCAGGGGCGGATCATTGACTCTCGGACAACGAGAGACATTAACCGCCGCCAGCAAGGAATCTCGAAAGCTTGTAGGCCCGCTTCGTGCCAAGAACTTTCCTACTTGGGCATGGGTGGCCGGGTACTTGGATGGCGACGGCTGGTATCGGCAACGATACAGCGCATCGCAAAACTATTGGTCAATGCACGTTGGCGCAGTAGCGCATGCAAATGATGCGCATGCGTTGATGTTCCTGTGCGAGACCTTTGGTGGGTCTATCCGAGATCACGGCCAGTCCCCATTCGTCAAAGTGTGGACGAGAAACCTTGGCATTAAGGACAGTAGTTTCGCTCTTCGGTTCTTGCCGAAGGTTGCGAAGCACTCGCGCCTCAAGCGACACAAGATCGACCAGATGATTCATCACCACCGGCAACGACTGAGTGTTCCGAGCCCTACGGGGCAAGCGACAGTCTGAAGCGTCGACACGCTTCGACCGCGATGAGTTCATCGCGGCCTTCGAGGAAGGCCAGTCCTACCTCCGCTCCGCCGTCACCACCGAAGCCGTCATCAAGGGCAACGTCGCAACCTTCCTCGTCTCCGGCACCGGCGGCGCGACGGCTGTGACCCGCGGCCAGAACGGCCTCATCCCGGCGCGCACCCCGTCCAACACGCAGACCAATGCGACGCTGGCCGAGTGGCACGACCTCCAGCAGCTCACCGACTTCGACATCTTTGCGTCGCAGGGCGACCAGCGCCGCATCATGCAGGACGGTTCGGTGAAGGTGCTCAACCGCAAGATCGACGCCGACATCATCGCGGCGCTCGACACGGCGAGCATCGACACCGGCACCAGCGCGACCGCTTCCGTCGCGATGGTGATGAAGTCGTTGGCCTACCTCGGCGACACGGGCGAAGTCCCGGTCCAGGAGGAGGACAACATGTTCGGTGTCATCACCAACGGCTTCTGGGCGTACATGATGCAGACCACGGAATTCGCCTCCGGCGATTACGTGGAGGTGAAGCCCTTCAATGGGCCCACCCGCAAAATGTTCCGCTGGGCCGGCGTGAACTGGATTCGTCACCCGAATCTTTCGGGCGTCG